AGGGTTGTGATCAGCCGATCGCGGAACACCACAAGACAGCGATGCTGGAGGGTGGTGAATGGCGGGCGACCGCCACGGCCGCAGATCCCACAACGGTCGGCTACCACCTTTCGGCGCTCTATTCGCCGGTGGGCTGGCTCAGCTGGCAGCGCATTGCCCGCGGCTGGGAGGCGGCCCAAGGGTCGGACGAGGCGATCAAGGCTTTCCGCAACACCATCCTTGGCGAGACCTGGGTCGAAACTGGGGAAGCGCCGGACTGGCAGCGGCTCTACGACCGGCGCGAGGCGTGGAAACCCGGCACCGTTCCCGCGGGTGGGCTGTTCCTGACGGCCGGGGCCGACGTCCAGAAGGACCGGATCGAGGTCGATGTCTGGGCCTGGGGCCGCGGACTTGAGTCCTGGCTGGTCGATCACATCGTGATCGAGGGCGGCCCCGACCGACACGACGCGTGGTCGGAACTGACCACGCTGCTGGACCGGTCTTGGCCGCATGAACGCGGCGCGCATCTGCGGATTGCGCGGCTGGCCATCGACACGGGCTACGAGGCTCCGGCGGTCTATTCCTGGTCGCGGGCGCAGGGCTTCGCGCAGGTCTCGCCGGTCAAGGGCGTCGAGGGGTTCAACCGCTCCAGTCCGGTGTCTGGCCCGACCTTCGTCGACGCGACCGAGGGTGGCAAACGCTTGCGGCGCGGGGCACGGCTCTGGACCGTGGCGGTCTCGACCTTCAAGGCCGAGACCTACCGCTTCCTGCGGCTGGCGCGGCCGACCGAGGAGGAGATGGCCGAGGGGGCGGCGTTTCCGCCCGGCTCAGTGCATCTGCCGCACTGGGTCGAGAACGAATGGCTGAAGCAGTTCGTGGCGGAACAGCTGGTGACGGTGCGCACGAAGCGCGGCTTCGCCAAGCTCGAATGGCAGAAGCTGCGCGAACGCAACGAGGCGCTGGACTGCCGGGTCTATGCCCGCGCAGCCGCCTGGATCGCGGGTGCGGATCGCTGGACCGACGAGAAATGGCGCGATCTCGAGGATCAACTCGAAGCCGCGCCCACGGAAATGGATGGTGCGGGGCGGGTCAACCGGCCGCAGTCCGCACCCCAGGGAAAACGGCAGTCGGACTGGCTTGGCCGACGCGGAGGATGGTTCTGACATGACGGATTGGACGGAGACAGAGCTGGCTGCATTGCGCCGGGCCTATGCCAGCGGCACGACGCGGGTCAGCTATGATGGAAAATCCGTCGACTATGGCTCAGCCGAGGATCTGCTGGGCCGCATCCGCACCATCGAGCGGGCCATCGCGGGGACGACCCGACCTCTGCCGGTCGCCGGGCTGGCGGGCTTCTCGCGCGGGGATCGCTGATGTCGGCCAACTGGTTCGATCACGCTATCGCGACGATCGCGCCTCGGGCTGCCGCCCGTCGCGTGCTGGCGCGACAGGCATTCGAGACCCTGACGCGCGGCTATGACGGTGCGTCAAAAGGGCGGCGCACGGACGGTTGGCGCGCGTCGGGATCCTCGGCCGACACCGAAATCGGCTTGGCAGGGGCGCTGCTGCGCGACCGGATGCGCGATCTCGTCCGCAACAACCCGCATGCAGCCAAGGCCGTGGCGGTGCTGGTGAACAACATCGTCGGTTCGGGCATCATGCCCCGTGCAGCCAGCGGCGATGACAAGCTCGACCGTAAGGTGGACGCGTTGTTCGCTCGCTGGACGGCGGAGTGCGATGCCGATGGCCAGCTCGACTTCTACGGGCTGCAGACGCTGATCTGCCGCGAAATGATCGAAGCGGGCGAGGTGTTGATCCGTCGCAGGCTCCGGAGGGCCAGCGACGGTTTGCCAGTGCCGCTGCAATTGCAGGTGCTGGAGGCCGACTTCCTCGACGCCACCAAGTCCAGTTACACGGGCGCGGGCCGCATCGTGCAGGGGATCGAGTTCGACCCGGTCGGCAAGCGCCGGGCTTATTGGCTGCACGCGGAGCACCCGGGCGACGCCTATGGCACCTTGCAGAACGGCCTGCAGAGCCGCCCGGTCCCCGCGACCGAGATCGCCCATGTATACGAGAAGCAGCGCACGCAGGCGCGGGGCGTTCCCTGGGGGGCGCCGGTGATCCGCAGCTTGCGCGACCTCGACGATTACGAGGTGGCCGAGCTGGTCCGCAAGAAGACCGAGGCCTGCGTCACCGCCATCGTCTTCGGCGACGACGAGGCGCAACAGGGCATCGCGCCCTCCGTGGTCGATGCCGACGGCAACCGGGTCGAGCAGTTCGAGCCGGGGCTGATCGCCTATGCGCGGGGCGGCAAGGACATTCGGTTCAACCAGCCCTCGGCCACCGGCGGATACGGTGAATACAAGCGGGCCAGCCTGCACACGATCTCGGCCGGGTTCCGGGTGCCCTACGAGCTGCTGACCGGGGATCTGTCCCAGGTCAACTATTCCTCGATCCGGGCGGGGCTGGTCGAGTTCCGTCGGATGATCGACGCGGTGCAGTGGCAGCTCTTCATCCCGATGCTCTGCGCGCCGGTGTGGCGCTGGTTCACGGAAGCCGCATGGGCAGCAGGGCAGATCCCCACACCGGACGTGCCGGTGGAATGGTCGCCGCCGAAGTTCGACGCGGTCGATCCCTACAAGGATGCGATGGCCGACCTGCTGGCGATCCGGACTGGCACCATGACGCTGGCGCAGGCCATCGCCCGGCAGGGTCACAACCCGGACGCGGTGCTGGCAGAAATCGCCGCGACCAACGCCAAGCTCGATGGCCTTGGCCTCGTGCTCGACAGCGATCCGCGCCGCGTCACCAAGACCGGCAGCGCGCAGACCAGCGATCTGGCCCAAGACCCGGCCAGTGACACGGCCGAACCCCAATCCGACGCAGAGGAGAACTAGGGCCATGCCCGACACTATCATGGCGGCCCCGGTCGCCCTGCCAATGCAGCTGCGGCGCGCGCCCATCCTGCCCGCGACCGTCAATTCCGAGGCGCGCTCCGTCGATGTGGTCTTCACCACCGGCGCGGCCGTCCGACGGCGCCGGTGGACCGGCTGGGACACCTCCGTGCCCTTCGACGAGATCCTCGAGGTCAGCGACAGAGCCGTGGACCTGACGCGCCTCAACGCCGGGGCCCCGGCGCTCGACAGCCATTCGGTCTGGTCCTCGCATTCGCAGGTGGGCGTGGTCGAACGCGCCTGGATCGAGGGCAAGGAAGGCAAGGCCACCATCCGTTTCCCCCGCGAGGGTCTGGACCAGGCCGCCGACCGCATGTTCGGCCTGATCAGTGACGGCATCATCAGGAACGTCTCGGTCGGCTATTCCATCGAGCGGGTGAAAGTCGTTGAGCCCGCCGCGAAGGGCGAGGTCGAGCAGCGCATCGTCGAACGCTGGATCCCGCTCGAGGTCAGCTTCGTGACCGTTCCCGCCGATCCCCGTGCGCAGGTCCGCGCGGCCGATCAGGCCAGCTATCCCGTCGAGATCGTCGATACCCGCATGCAAAAGGAGGCATCCATGCCTGAGAACACGACCATCGTGGCCGGGGATGTCCCCGCCTTGACCGAACCCCGCCAGCAGCCCGAACCGACGACCGCGCGAATGCCAAAACCGGCGCCAGCGCCTGACAGCGAGGCCATCGCCACCCGCGCCCGCGAGGCCGAGCGCGACCGCGTCTCCACGATCTACGACCTGACCGGCCGCCTGAACCTCGAGCGCAGCTTCGCCGAGGACCTGGTCAAGCGCGGGGTCAGCGTGGACGAGTCCCGCCGCCTGATCCTCGACCAGGTCGCCGCGAAGTCCGACGAGACCCGGACCTTCCCGCATGTCTCCATCCCCCTCGGTGGCCGCGACGAGCGGATCACCCGTCGCGATGCAGTGGCCAATGCGCTCCTGCACCGCTACAGCCCAACGTTGTTCCCGCTGGAAGACGCCGCGCGGCAATACCGCGGCATGACCCTGCTGGAGCTGGCCCGCGAAAGCCTCGGCAATGCCGGGGTCAACACGCGCGGCCTCTCGCGCGACGAGGTGGCAACGCGCGCGCTGCATTCGACCTCGGACTTCCCCGAGATCCTGTCGGCCGTCACCAACAAGACGCTGCGGCAGGCCTATGACGCCTATCCCCGGACCTTCGCGCTCTTCTGCCGCCAGGTGCTGGCCACCGACTTCAAGTCCATGCACCGGGTCCAGCTGGGTGAGGCCCCGCAGCTGCTGGAAGTGGGCGAAAGCGGCGAGTTCAAGCGCGGGACCCTCGGCGAGAGTAAGGAAAGCTACCGCGTGAAGACCTATGGCCGGGTCGTCGCCATCACCCGGCAGGTGCTGATCAACGACGACCTCGACGCCTTCACACGGATCCCGGCGATGTATGGCAATTCCATCGCCCAGCTGGAAAGCGACGTGGTCTGGGGCATCATCACCGCCAACCCGGCCATGGCCGACGGCAACGCGCTCTTCCACACCACGCACAAGAACCTCGCGGGCACCGGTGCCGCGCTGGACGTGGCGAGCGTCGGCGCGGCCCGGGCGGCGATGGCGTTGCAGACGGGCCTCGACAAGAAGACGGTGCTGAACATCCGCCCCGCCTTCCTCATCGTCCCGGCCGCGCTGGAACTGAAGGCCGAGCAGCTGGTGGCGCAGAACCTCGTCCCCGCCGACAGCGCAAAGGTGGTGCCGCAGTCGATCCGGACGCTTTCGCCGATCAGCGAGCCGCGCCTCGACGCCGCCAGCGCCACCTCCTGGTATCTGGCAGCCTCGCCCAACCAGATCGACACCATCGAATACGCCTATCTCGAGGGTCAGCAGGGCGCCTATATCGAGACCCGGAACGGCTTCGACGTCGACGGCGTCGAGATCAAGTGCCGCCTCGACTTCGGCGCGAAGGCCATCGACTGGCGCGGCCTCTACAAGAACCCGGGCGCATGAAGTTAAGCATTCTGTCAAATCGTAAACCGTCTACTATCGATGGAGCAGAGTAGCGGAGGGATGCTGCCGATGAGTGAACCGAGTGAGTCGTTAATGGTAGAGACGGCAAAAGTGACGGGCATTTCTGTCACTAAGCTAAACGAGGTCCTCGAAGCATTCTTCGAAGGTTTGCATCGACGCATGTACGAATATGATGCTGGAAACGGAGCTTATGTGACCGAAGAACTCAGCTTCGAGCTTTCGGATCGGGCTTGGATACACCTCTATCAGTTCCTGCTTCTGGATCGACTTCGCAAAGGTTGCCAATACCCGGAAGATGAGATCGCCGATAGCATTGAGCAGCTCAGGTATATGGGTGGCCCATCCCAATGGCGGCCATTCTTTGAAGAAATGGCGTCGTGGCAGATGTCTTCCAGGTTTGGGCTAGATCGCCCTCTGTACAGCTAACCGTCATCGCAAAAAATGAAGAGCAGGGCGGTCCAATCGGGCCGCCCTTTGTCTTTCCACAAGGATCCCCATCATGAAAAACTACGTCCAGCCCGGCAACACCATCACCCTGACCGCGCCCTATGCCGTCGCCTCTGGCGAGGGCCTGCTCATCGGCTCCATCTTCGGCGTCGCCTCCGGCACCGCCGCCCTCGGCGAAACCGTCGAGACCGCGCTTGTTGGCGTGTTCGATCTGACCAAGGTCGGCAGCCAAGCCTGGACCGCGGGCGCCAAGGTCTATTGGGACAATACCAACAAGCGCTGCACCACCGTCTCGACCGACAACACCCTCATCGGCGTGGCGACCGAGGCCGTGGCGAGCGGCGCGGGCGACACCATCGGCAGGGTGCGGCTGAACGCGGCGTTCTGATGTCGGCCTTCGCCGCCGCCGTCGGCGCGCTCTTCGCCGATCCCAACATCGGTCGTGGCGCGGTCTACATCGCCGATGGCGGTGCGCCGGTCCTGGTGCGCGTCGTCGCCCGGCGTGCCGATGCGGTCACCGACTTCGGCGACGCGCGGCTCTGGTCCGAGACCACCCGGATCGACCTGCGCGTGGCCGAGGTTCCAGCCCCGCGCCCCGGCGACCGCATCGAGATCGAAGGCGACGCCTTCCTCATTCAGGGCGAGCCGGTCCGCGACCGCGAGCGGCTGGTCTGGACCATCGACCTGCGCCCGGCGTGACCGCAATGAAGCTGAAGCTCGACATCGATCCCGACATCGTCGCGATGATGGCGGCCGAGGTCGCGGCGGGCGAGCGGGCCGTGTCGGCCGCGATCCGCGAGGCCGGGACAGGGCTGAAGGCGGCGTGGCGTTTGCAGATCACCGGCGCGGGCCTCGGGCCGCGCCTCGCCCGCACCATCCGGTCGGAGCAGTTCCCCAAGGCGACGCCCAGCCTCAACGCAGCCGCCGTGGTGTGGTCCAACGCCCCGGTCATCGTCGGCGCGCACGACACCGGCCCGCTGATCCGCTCGAAGAACGGCCTTTGGCTCGCGATCCCCACGCCTGCGGCTGGGAAGTCCATGCGCGGTGGCCGGATCACCCCCGGCGAGTGGGAACGCCGCACCGGTTTGCGCCTGCGATTCATCTATCGCAGCCGGGGGCCGAGCCTGCTGGTGGCCGAGGGGCGGTTGAACACCAAGGGTCGCGCCGTAGCGTCACGGTCAAAGACCGGCCGGGGCCTCGTGACCGCGCCGATCTTCCTGCTGGTGCCACAGGTCAAGCTACCGAAGCGGCTGGACCTCGCGCGGGATGCCGAGCGGGCGCATGACGCGGTGCCGGGGCTCATCGTGGCGAACTGGGTGGCGGGCAAGCTTTAAGGCGACTTCACCAAGGTGCGACGATTCCGTGCTGTGCTGACAGGTGGGCAGAAAACGCGGAATCCGTCTGATTCACGAGATGAACAAAGTGCTTCCGGCACTCCTTCAAGAGACCCAAGGTTAGTCTCGGATTGCCATTGTCATCTTGCAGCCAGGCTACATCGCCAGGAAGCGGAAACCCGTGTGCAACGGAATGTCGGACCAAGATCCACTTGTTCGTTCGAGTCCTCACTTCAACTGAGGACCATTGCCGCGGCCCGGTGCGATACTCCCAGAAAGGCCATGGGTCGAAGTCTACAGCATCACGTAGCAGCGTTCTGACGTTTTCAGAGTTCGGGGTATTGAACTTGCTGATGTTGTTTCGGATTGCGGCTCTTCGCATCTTGAAGGTGTGTTTCGCCCAGTTTGGGCTTGCGATGCCCCCTGGCGGATTATCGAGGTCGTCTGAAATTTTATCGAGGGCCTCATCCAATACCTTCTCGACATAGGCCTGCCACGCAGCAACCGTCAATACAACGCCTGCCCTGTGAAGCGCATCTTGTTTATGTCGGCGTCCCCTTCCGGACTGCAGCCTTTCGTGCATGTCGATCAGCTGATCGACTGAAGCCAAGAGCCCAACGAACTCTCCGTGCGAAACCGATGGCAAGTAGCCCCCTTTGAACTTAGCCGAATGCCTGCTGATCGTGCACAACTCACGCCAGAAACCCGCTATAAAATAAAGCGTAGCAAGGAATAATCGTGTCCACCAGCCGCGAAACTATCCTCGCTTCGCTGCACGCGCGGCTTTTGGCGCTGCCTGCCATCGCTCTGCGCGGTGATGTGCTGCCCGAGCGCGTGCCAGCCGGGGGCCTGCTGATCCTGCGCGATGGCGAGCCGGGCGAACCCGAGGTTACGCTGTCACCCCTGCGCTACCACTACCAGCACCGGGCCGAGATCGAGGCGGTCGTGCAGGGCGCCGCCCGAGACACTACCTTCGACGCGCTTTGTGCCAGCATCGGCGCCGCGCTTGCCGCTGACCGTACGCTGGGCGGCCTCTGCGACTGGATCGAGGCGGAAGCGCCGCGCCCGGTCGATCTGGCCGTGGACGGAGCCGCCAACCTGAAGGCGGCAATGATCCCTATCGTTCTGCATTATTCCACGGCCGACCCAATGGCCTGATGCCCATGCGGCGAAAATGCATCCGTCTCCACGACCGGAGCGTGAACAGCCCAGATTTCAGTCAGGAGTTCCGGTCAGGAGCGTCGCCCAGCAGCCACAGTAGAAAGACTGCCAGAATGGGCGAAAAGAAAAGGCTCACAAGAACCCAGCCGATGGCACTGCGCCCTCTCGCTTCCGCCATCCTGGCGGGCAGCAGGATGAACAGCCAAAGGGTGATGTAGAGCGCCGCCAGCCCGATGATCAGAAAGAGGATCCCTTCGATCATGCTCTGGCAGTTCCTCGCGATGGTAATGTCTCTAGCATGAACGCTCAGCAGGTTCCGTAGAACCCGCGCGAATACCGGCAGTACTCCGTGGCAGCGCCGGAGCGGATCATTTCGGCCGCGATGTCGCGCCCATCCGGCAGGAAACACTGCCCGACAAGACGTCCGTATCGATCAATGTCCAAGACGTTGCACGTCAGAGTCTTGCCGGAGATCAGGCTACGTAGCGTGGCGGTTGCGTTGGAACCACCTCGCTGGTCCCATTCCGGCGCATCGAGCCCCCAGACACGGATCCGACGCGACTCGCCACTCAGAGTGAAGGTGTCGCCGTCGAGGATCTTGCTGACCCGCGCCTCCAGCGCGCTTGACTGCTGCGCTTGTGCCTCAGTCTTGGCCATGAGTGCCGCTGCAATCGCGAGCGCCATCAATAGAAATGCCGCGCGACGCAACGGACGCGTGAAGCGGCGAATGAGAAATCGATCAATCATCTGGACAGATGACCCGATTGCCGACCCCGCCGCAAGACGTCCACCAGATATTCAAAGAAGTGAGGAACCCCTTCCATGGCACGTGCGCAAGGCGCGCGGGCGCAGATGGCGCTTGCGTTCGAGACCAGTTACGGCACCCCGCCCGCGGGCGGGTTCACGAAGATGCCATTCGCCAGCACGACGCTGGGATCGGAACAGCCGCTTCTGAACAGCGAACTCCTAGGCTACGGGCGCGACCCGCTGGCGCCGATCAAGGATGCGGTGACGGCCGACGGCAATGTGGTCGTGCCGATCGACGCGGTGGCCTTCGGCTTCTGGCTGAAGGCCGCCTTCGGGGCGCCGGTGACCACCGGCGCTGCACCGGGGT